AGGACGCGCTTGGAGCGAGATAAGTGGAAAGAGATCCAAAAGGATGCCCTCCGCTGGCGAGAGTACGAAGCCTCTACTCTCAGAAGACTAGAAAATATAACAGAAACCGGAGGAGCTAGAAGCGTCCCCAAACTAAAGGTCCCTAAATCTAAGAGAAGGTATACCGCAGTCATAACTCCCACCGACTTCCACTGGGGAAAACGCGGGGATGTATACGAGTGCGGGGACCACTACGACAGACCCACAGCACGAGAGAGGCTCTTCTCTTCGACAGAAAAAGTCTTAGCAGACGTTACGAAGCACGGAAGGCCAGAAAAAATCATCATTGGCATAGGGTCCGACTTCTTCAACGCGGACAACTACAACGCCACTACCACGTCAGGAACCCCCCAAGATAACGACGGAAACATGAGTGACATCCTCACTACAGGGTGCGAACTCATGACCGACTACATCGATCTCCTACGCCAAATAGCCCCCATACAGATGGTGCTCATGGCAGGAAACCACGACCAACTCCTAAGCGTAAGCCTCCATTTATATCTCCAAGCTTGGTATAAAAACTGTGAAGAAGTAACAACCATCAAATCGGCACAACACCGACAATACGTAATCTACGAAAACAATCTCCTGTGTTTCCACCACGGGGACGGCGTAAGCAAAACGTCTGACCTCGCACGCCTCGCCTCTATAGAGGCCCGAGAAGCCTGGGGGAAATGCGACCACAAGATGGTCTTCACCGGACACCTTCATCACGAGAAAATAGAAGAGGATCGAGGCTTCACACGCTACCAACTACCAAGCCTCTCCGGGGAAGACCGGTGGCACGCGAAGAAAGGGTACACCGGCAACAGAAAAGTGATAGCAGCCATACTCGTGGACGCTTTAGACGGCGTCTTTGCCTCTTTATACGCAGAAGGTAACTGCTAATTATATTTCTTGACTAGTTTCATACCAATAACAAACATAAATAAGAGACGTAAACCAGTATGAAGTAACAAATGCTACTAATAAAAAAATGTTTTATTGATTCATTTTTAAAATTAGCGGCTACTTTTACTCTTTTTTTAATCGTCTCTTGTACTCCGTATTCAGAAGGGGAGAGCCCTTACCCGGACACTATCTCCCTCACGGATGTGCTCGTCCTTTCTGACGAAGCAGACGTAAACGACACCTACGAACAAGACTGCTACCGCAGCCAGTTTTGGTTCTGTCCTCCCCTTAACGCGGTCTGGCAAGCCGAAGTCATCGTAGACATCTGCCAAGAGCCTCCCGCCGTTATCTCTGTAGGAGAATGTCTAGAGTACTTCGAGTGCGACCCAAGCATATTCTTACAAGGAGAAGAAGACTGCACTACCGAAGAAGGTTACCCGGGAACTCAAAACATTTACTGCAACAAAGGTAAATACGAATACGGGGAATGCATTTCCCCCTGCTTTGAAGAGATCTGTGACTACCTAGACAACGACTGTGATGGGGAAATCGACGAAGGTCAGACTAATAGTTGCGGCGGCTGCGGCTTCCCCCCGGAAGAGGTATGTAACGGAATAGACGACGACTGTGATGGGGAAACCGACGAAGAACTAGTAGAAGCCTGTTCCACGGCGTGCGAAAGCGGGTATCAAATATGTGTCGGAGGATCCTGGAGTAACTGCACCGCTACAGAACCAGAAGAAGAGGTATGTAACGGGATAGACGACGACTGTGACGGCGGTGTAGACGAAGGGCTTCTGTGTAAATGCCCTCCCGAATTTATCGGCACTCTTCTTCCATGTAACGAGAAACCTTTACTGTGTGGACAAGGGTTTAAGACCTGCGAATGCCTAGACCTCCTCTGCACAACGACAGGGATGACTGAGTGTTTCGCTCCGTGCGTATTCTTACCTGTTGAAGACGAAGTGTGTGACCCTGTCTTAGGGCACCCCGAAGAAGAGACCTGCAACAACTTCGACGACGACTGTGACGATCTCATAGACGAAGGACTCTACGCCGAGTGTTACACGGGGCCTGAAGGAACCCTAGACGTAGGGATATGTCACGGGGGGGAGATCACTTGCGTAGAAGGGGTTTGGGGCTCCGAAACCTCCGACGGGTTTATGCCCAACCTGTGTATTGGAGAAACCACTCCAGAAGAAGAGATCTGTAACGGAGCCGACGACGACTGTGACGGAATTACAGATTACGGGGAGCCCATGAACCCCACTGACATACTTCTCATCGTAGACATGTCAGGAAGTATGGACCTGGAACTGTCCGCAGTCCTGACCGCCCTCCAAACCTTCGCCCTCTATTACACAGACGAAACCACGCTTCAATGGGGACTTATTATAGGCCCCACCGCTGGCACTCCAGCCATATTTTCAGACGAGCACCTTAACCTGTTCTCAAACTTATCTAACTTTTCTCAGTTTATAGGAGCTTTATCCAACGCTGCTAACCTCTCAGTGGGAGGGGGCAAAGAGATGCTCCTAGACGCCGTGTACCTAAGCATCCTCCCTCTCGCAAACAACCCTCCCCACCTCTCGGAAAACCTCTCGTGGAAGAACGGGGTTCTTTCTATTCCTGAAATTCCTAATTTCTCCCTCACCTGGAGAGAGAACGCAAAGCGGGTAATCATCCTCTTCACCGACGAAGAGCCCCAGTCGTTTTTAGTACCACAACTAACTAATCAAGCTGTAAGTGACACTTTAAGTACTGTTCTTGATTTAAAATTTTATACTTTTACTACCGAATCATCTAAAAGTAGTTGGAGTAACTTGTCCCAAGTAACTGGAGGGGGCTGGTTTAAATTATCCACAAGCTCCGAAGGGATGTTAGCTGACCTCCTCCAAATCCTAGACGAAAACGTATGCGAGTGAGGCAACCATGTCCATAGGTCCTGTAGGTCCGTCACCAACCGGGTGGGTCGCTCCTCCTGCGGCGGCTGCGTCTTCTCAAAATCAGGATAGTCCTTCTCCTGAGCCGTATCCTCAGAAAGACCACTGTAGTGGTCACAATCCTCCGCACTTGGCCGACATGAGTACAGAGACGTTTATGTCTTTGAAGGCCCAAGCCGCCGACGGCCCCCAATCTACCCTGGACGGCCTTAAAAAGATCTTAGAAATCGTAGCAATGACAAAACTACTAGAAGCCATGCAGCAGGCATAGGGGTGAGATCATGAAAACCTACCTTAGTAACGCCCTTTTCTGGTTTGTCGTAGTGGGGGCAGCACTTCTCACCTTAGCCTTTGTTAACCACCACAAACCAGTTAAGCCTAAGCTTTTAAACCCGCTCCCCCCAAGATCACTAATAACGTGCTTTGTCCAGGGGGAAGTAGTCTTCAGTGGGGAGGTACTGGGAGTAGTAGAGACCGATAATACTAGAAAAATATCTTTTTTCTCTTTAGACCTAAACACAAAACTGGAGATTTTTAACGGTGCATGTGTGGTCTTAAAAAAGAAACCCTGAATGCAAACTCATTTCTCCGGGAAGAGAAAACCTCCAAAAGGCGACATCATCTAGTTCGCAACCATGCGATCGTCGCAAGACTTACTACGCTGCCAGTAACAAATCCTAAAACAAAACACACAACATCCTCTCAAGGGCCGAAGTAAAAGATGGAACTAGAAAAAATCATCAGAGACTTAGAAATCAGAATAAGTATTCTCGAAGACGAGAACGCTTCCCTGTGGGCCATGCTTGAAGAATTAAAAAACTCTGACGTAAAGAACTTCCAAGAAGCTCTTCAAGAAGCCCACGACCAATTAGCACTAAACAGGATATTATTAAAGATGCCTGTGGACGGGGAAATTAATTAAATTGGCTCCGCGTGCTGGACTCGAACCAGCGACCCGGTGGTTAACAGCCACCTGCTCTGCCAACTGAGCTAACGCGGAACAGTCACCCTCGACAGGACTTGAACCTGTGACCTACGGCTTAGAAGGCCGTTGCTCTATCCAACTGAGCTACGAGGGCTCATCCTTAGAGAAAAACTTTCCCACCCCCGTCGTGTGCTCCAAAATACTCTGGAACTTACCCGACGAGACAAAGTCTAAACACTCCTGAGCTTCAGAAGCTTTTTTAATCGCCTCTACCGCAGCCTCTACAAGCTGGGGGTGTTCGCCCACTCCCACAGATGCAGAGAGGTAATGAGCCGCTACAGCTAAGTTCTCTTCCCTCTCGGCTAAAAACTTAGCTTTCACGGCCTTAAGCATTAAAACTACTTTCTTATCGCTCATGAATCTATGTCTTTCTTTACGACGCGGTGCCAGCGACGAAGTCTAGTGTAGTGTCGTGGAGACCTACACTTCCATTTTTTAGGACCAGAGGCAACCCAAGCCCAAGCACTCACAAAGGCACGCCGCTTACCACACTTCTTGCGAGCCTTAGGTACCGTCCTCATGATCTGACTTACCCAAGCCTGCGCCGAGGAATAAGGATCGGTCCTTTTAACCTTGAATTTCTTTTCCCACCAAGGCCACATCTGAAGGATACCTACAGCCTTGCCGCTGTCTCCCCTCCGACCATTAGCTCGATACCCCGACTCGTTACACGCAGCCGCCAAAACCATGCCTCGGTACTTTAAAGGTACACCCGCATTCTTCTCAATATGAAGAAGATTCCTAAGAAGCTGAGGGTCAGTCTTAGAAGGATTAGCGTTTTTACACTGCGTCAAAGCGGTGTAAAGCAACACCTCCTCAAATAACTCCTCGGCCATTCGCTGCTTTAACTGTTCCGCAGACTCGTCTGGGCCTACGACTGTGCAGTACTTCTGATCCACCAAGTCTGGGGGGGAAAGTATTAACCACGATAACCATATAAAATTAGAAAAAACATCTATCATCATACCTCATCCAGCGCCTGAGAAAGGATTTTTTTGCCTATATTAAGCAATCTATCCAAATCGTACTCGGCGGTCTCTACCAAATCAGAAGAAACATAGTCATCTAAAATCTGATATCGACCCCCTGATTCAGAGAAGACTATCCTCTCTGAGTGTTCTGAATCAACTTTCTCGGGCTCGTATCTAAACTCAACGGATAAGGCTCCTTTCTCCTTTAAGGAAGCTTCAATCTTTGGCTTCTTGTCTGCGGATATTTCATAATCTCTAATTATCCTAACGAAGCAATTTTTCACGTCATGATTTTTTGTCTTATCCCTAATCTCTAGGAAGGTAGGTGCCACAGTAGGCACTCTCTCTAGAGAGTTAGTCTCCGAGTCATACACCACAAAGGTCTTCTCAAACCCCACATCATCCCATCGATGCTGCATGGCGCTACCTATATAGTGGAACTTGCTCCCCAGTTGTTGGCCGATGTGATAGTGGCCGCTGAATACAAGGTCCCACTCGTCTAAGCAAAGCATAGGAAGCTTCAACTCACACGGAATAACATAGTCAGAGGGGCCAAGCTTAGCCCCCTCGATTCCGTAGTGGATAAGAAGTAAGTGTCGATCTCCCTCTGGCTTATCCTCTAAGCCCTTCTGAATACACTCGGCAATAAACTCCCCATCATCGTAATAGGGGACCCCAAACAGGTAGACTCCCTCAGAGAGTTCTACCCATTCAGGGTCGCTAAAGACCTTACACGTAGGAGACTGGAACCGCTGAAGCGCATGAATAGTCCCCGACTTGTTAGCCTGATCATGGTTGCCGGGAATCATAAACGTAGACACCTGAGAGGACCAGTCCTGCACACACTTATGAATGGTGTTGTACGTATCTACATCGATGGACTTACGCCGATCAAACAAGTCTCCACCAAACAATACGTGGGAGATCTCATTATCAATGGCATACGAATATACCTGACCGATAACGTTGGCAGCATCCATAACACGGCTGTTAGAGCCGTGCTCTAACAAGGTGCCGTTACTATAGGGATGCGCATGAAGGTCTGAATACAGCGCAATCTTCATACACAGGTCCAGTAAGCCTGACAGTAACCCGAAGGCTCACAAATACCTTCCCAACACTCCCCCTTCCCACAAACTACATTGTGGTTACACGGGATCTTATCGGCAGGGTTAGCAACCACAGGGGGCTGCACAAGAAAAGCAAGATATACAAAAAACCACATATTATATAAATTCTTCCTCTGAGGATTCGTGAGAGGGCTCACTAAGCTGTCGGCTAACTACTGCTTCCAGATTCTCAGTAAGAACCCGCTCTATAGATTTCAAATCCTCTGAATAGTTATCGGAATTAATTTCGGCCCTGATGGACAAGTCCACACGAAGGCTTTCAAAGTTTCCTAGATTAATAGTACGCCCAATAGAGAGCGTTGTCTCAGTCATCTTCATAAGGGATATCACCTTTAGGAGTCTAAGTCAACTCCTTTCTTAGTACCGACTCAATAATATTTGCCTGGGAGGGGTTATCCTCCAGCCACTTCGAAGCCCCGGCTTTGCCTTGACCAATAGACTCCCCCTCATATTTGAACCACGCACCACTCTTAGTTATAAGGCCGCGCTCCACCGCCATGTCTACGACATCCCCCCAGTGGTCTATACCTTTTCCAAAGAGGATAGTAATCCGCGCCTCCTTGAACGGCGGGGCAAGCTTATTCTTCACCACCTTTACACGGGCCACATTGCCTATGACTTCCTCCCCCTTCTTGATAGCCGAGGATCGATGGATGGAGGCTCTTATAGAGCAGTAGAACTTGAGGGCGTTACCCCCGGGGGTAGTCTCTGGGTTACCAAACATCACGCCAATCTTTTGTCGCGTCTGGTTAATGAACATTAGACAGGTAGAGGTCTTGTGGACCACCGCCGTAAGCTTTCGGAGAGCCTGAGACATCATCCGGGCTTGCAGGCCCATGTGATTCTTCTCCATGTCCCCCTCGATCTCAGCCTTCGGCGTGAGGGCAGCAACGGAATCCACCACCACAAGGTCTACGAGGTTGGCCCTCACAATATCCTCTATGATGTTAAGCGCCTGCTCCCCGTAGTCCGGTTGGCTGAACAAGAGCTTATCTGTGTCGATGCCAAGCTTACTTGCGTAGTCGAGGTCAAGTGCGTGCTCCGCGTCAATGAACGCAGCAACCCCACCCTGGCGCTGACACTCTGCAATAGCGTGCAACGTCAGGGTGGTCTTGCCACTACTCTCAGGGCCATAGATCTCCACGATCCGACCCCGAGGGTACCCCCCAATCCCGAAGGCGTAGTCCATCCCAATCGACCCCGAGGGTATCACTTCGACACCAGATCGCGGACTGTCCCCCATGAGCATAAGAGAGCCGTCACCGTACTCTTTAGACACATTGCTCATGAGGGTTGCAAGAGCCTCTACCTTGTCTGCGGGTGCTTCCACCTCCACGGCAGTAGCTTTAGTAGAACGAGACTTTTTAGACTTCGGTACCTTAGAAGGGTTTTTCAATTTCATCGCTCTACTTCTTTGCCGCTTTCTTAAGGGCAGCAAGCTTCTTCTTCATGTCCTGCTGCTTCTCACTGTCATCAGACGAGGCAAGATCTCCCCAGTCATCGTCGTCAGTAGCAGCCTCAAACTCATCAAGGTCGTTCTCAGGAGCCGGGTCCTCGGCCTTAGGCGCGGAGAACTCTTCTTCTTTCTCGTCCTTCTTCGCCTGCTCTAGCTTGGGAGCCATCCCCGCAGCCGACTTAGGCAGAGCAGCGCGACCCGAGCGCGGATCCCACGTCCCGTCCCAGATCATCTTCTGCTCGTCATAGCTGTAGAGCTTCACAGGGAAAGTGTTGTCGAGGTCATAGAGGTGGTCCAACGCTTCCGGGGTCTCCAACTCAGTGGGCTTAGCACCCACCTGAAGATCGTATCGCGTCCACTGACGTTGCCCTTGAGAGGAAACTACTGACGCAGAGATCTTGAAGTTCCGGCCATTGAGTGGGTGAGTCAAGTCACCGTAGTCAGCGTCCCGGAAGTAAGATCGAATCTCTTGAAAGAGCTTCCAAGAGTACTGCCAGATGAGCACCTTAGGTGTCCCGTCATCATTAAGGGGGTCCTTCACGTCAATGACGTTGCTGATGACACTGACGGACGCTTTCATCCGACGCGCCAAGTCGTTCTGTCGAGGGTCCCCTGAGTTATAATACTCGTTAACCATCTCGCAAAAGTAACACGGGTCGTTGTCCCCATGCTTGCGAGCACACGAGAGAGGAGGAGTGTTGCCGTGCCCCACCGGGATGCCCCAATGCTGCGACCGCACACGATAAAAGGAAGAGTCGGTTGCACCGCGCAGGATGCGAATGACGCGGGGCTGCCCCACTTGAACTTTCAAACGCTCGATGCGCTTGCCTCGGCCAAAGCGACTCTCATCGCTCGCCATCTTACCGAGATCTAAACTAACAAAATTATCGAACTTACCCATTTTTCAATTTCCTATTGGTCCCGAAGGATAGTTGGTTCTACAAAAGTCTTACGGTGATCAGCCCCAGCGTTTATCAACGCCTGCAATTTGTGACTGAGCGCACCACATGTCGCTTTAAAAAGCTGTCGATTCTTTCTGGCTTCGATGAGTTCTAGTTTTACCTCCTGATACTCTCTGTGGGTTATCACACTGTTTCTGATTTTGGTTTCCGTGGCCTTCTCGCCAGCCATCGCAAACTCATCTCGCACTTGCTTATCTAACATGGCGTGCAGCCTTTCAAGCTGATACTCAACCAACTTTTCCTGCTTCTCAGCCTCTGCTGTTAGATATCCGTATGCCGCGCTGAGTTCCGACTGCCTCATGAACTCGCCATGCAAGTCGGACTGGTCAACCTTTACGTCCTTAATAGGATCTAACTCCCGGTACAAGGGCTTCAGGACAAACTTCTTCCCATCAATGGAGACAAAGTGTTCTTCGTTTTCATCACTCACTACAGATCCTCCAACGGCTGCTTAGCTCCCCAAGATACAGTGCTGTATGATATTTCAGCGAGAATCGGAACCTTGAAATCCCAATTTTCGAATGCGTCTTTTATGGGGATTAGTAAATCAATCTCACTTTCGTGGATATAAAACACAATTTCATCGTGGATGTTCATGACCATCGTCGAAAGCTTGCCTTTCAAAAGATCATGACACCTTCTCATAATGATCTTGAACATATCAGCGGCTGAACTCTGAATCACAAAGTTCACTGCCTGACGATAGCCACGCTCGCGCTGCCACTGCTCTATCTCTCGACTCTTGAGAAAATCAAGATGCCTCACCCTCCCAAAATAATTCCTCACATACCCATGCTTCTTGGCGAGGTTCTGATACTTCTTAATAAAGTCAGCAACCCCAGCATACCGAGTGAGGTACATATCAATGTAATGTTTAGCTTCCTCTACGGGAACTTCGAGCGTCTCGGCCAGTTTGCTAGGACCGATGCCATATATAATGCCAAAGTTGATGGGCTTTGCAACCGTCCTTTGATCTTTTGTGACCTCTTCGATGTCTATGTCGAATATTTCCGCAGCGGTACGGGAGTGAATGTCCTCGTCATGCGTGTAGGCATG